AAATCAGGTCGCTCATGGCGCAATTCCTTATAAGAAAGATGGGCAGACGTTACCCACCGTCGCCGGTCAGGTAAAGCACTGTGACTGACCCGCCAGTCACCGTTTACCGGCCGATGTGCTGCAACACGCCCCGCGCCTGACGCCTGCGCACCTATATAGAAGGGCCGCGCCCACCCGAGATTGGCCGGATTGCCATGGCCCCTAGAAGGTGGAAGCGACTTTTTCTCTTAACCGCATGAAAATTCTGAAAAAAAGTTTGCCATCAGAAAAGCTTTCGACTACATTAGCGCGCCTCGACAGACAGAACATGTTTGAAGAGATACGGTGAAGTGTCCGAGTGGCTTAAGGAGCACGCCTGGAAAGTGTGTATACAGGAAACTGTATCGAGAGTTCGAATCTCTCCTTCACCGCCAAATTCAGTAAACGCAAACCCCTGATTTTCCTAGAGAAAGTCGGGGGTTTGTGGTTTTTGGCGTCTGGAAAAAGGCCATATGGGACTGATATGGGACTGGCGCACTGTTCTGGTGCGAGAAATGGTGTGGGGCGAACACTGTGTTGGTGATGATCCGACTGCCTTGGACTACGCTATCGAGATCCCTCGCTCAAGGACGATCCCATGTCAAACAGTTCTGAATCCAACGTCGCCACGGCAGATGCTCTGACATTGTTACTGCACAACCAACATGCCTTAGCTGCAGCAATCGAGGAGGTCACGAAATGGCTATCGGATAATGGCGTAGGGAGTGTTGCAGATAGCGCAGTCGGGGCCATGGAAACCATAGACAAAAATGCTGAAGCGATTACAGAAGCGATTATGCGGCTCCGGTGTTTATAGAGATTATCCCTTGGCTCTGAGTCGAAAACTGCTGGCAACGCATGACTTTTAGGTGACGCTTCTACGTCAATTGAATGACACTCAAAGGTCACGAATTTTTGCGTGAATCAGTGCTACGCTCGTATTGCGCTTCTAAATCGGCGTCCTCCAATCGTGAGTGCGGAATAGATATGGAAATTAAACAGAATCCTTTCTCTTTTTATGATTTTCTTGGATATTTCGTACCAGGCTCACTGTTTGTTTATTTGCTTATCAGCATATCCTCTCATGCAGCAATAAAAGATAGTTCCTTGTTTAAGTTTGTGAATGTTTCAGAACTGAAAGGGGTCGAGCTCTACACTCCGCTGATTTTACTTGCGTACATAAGTGGGCACTTCATAAATTTTTTATCTGCGATGACGGTGGAGAAGCATCTTAATTGGATGTATGGATTCCCATCAAAAACACTTCTTGGGATGTATCAAAGTGGTTATTTTACATCTGGTGATGATAGTGTTAAGAAGAATTCAGTTAGAGCGATTGTGGCGTTGTTGTTACTGCCAATAAGTACGGTCGATTTTTTTCTCAATTATGTCTTAGGGGTTAAGGGGCTGATAAATAAAGAGCTTGATTCCATGATGAAAGAAATTATAAGTAGTAAGGTGGTACTGATTCTATCTAGCTTTGCTGGTCTAGAATCTCCACCGAAGGAACCTGTTAGAGATAAAAATTATTTTTTGTTTATTTACCATTTTGCTCTTGAGCATTCAGTTAATCACGTTCCGAAGATGCAGAACTATGTTGCTTTGTTTGGTCTGATGCGCACGTTGACGTTTTACTTCGTGATTTTATTTTGGGTCGCGGTTTGGCATTTGATATATAGTGGCGCCAGTGTTCTTATTTTTTCTTCGGCAGTTTTGAGTATGACTTTCGTCGCTTACACATTTTATTTAGGTTTTATAAAATTTTATCGTCGGTTTACTCTTGAGGCGTTAATGGCAGCAGCAGTTGCCTGCCCTAAGGTGGTAGAGAGTGTCGACTGAAATAAAGGAAGTAGTTGAGGAGTGTTTGAATTTCTTCAGTCTGAATTTGTTGTGACTCTCAATTTAATCTTAGCTGAAGATTACTTCGCAGAATAGATATTCTCTCATTACGATTTTTATACTGATGCCATCCTCATGCGACACCATATATCTATATGTCGAGTCCTGAATGACATTCCATCCGTTCACGAGATTGATGTTGTTGTTCGCGATCAGGGAATTCATAAAGGCTCTACTGCCAATCTCAGGCCATAAACTCAAGCTGGGCGAGTTTTCAAAGTCCGCATGTTGCTCTTCTGACAATGTTCCATAGGGCGCTATTCGAATGTATTCAGGGTCACTCATCTGAGGTTCGCTGAGTTCATAAGCTGCATGGCCTCGAGCAAGCTTCATTACGATGTTTTTAACTTTGCTGTCATCGGGGATCCAGATTAAATTTTCACCATTTTGACTTTTACTTCTCTCAATGCTCTCCCTCAGTTGAGGCCTTTCTTCTAATATTCTTTTTATTTTTGTGCGTGACATCTTTTCAGGGTCGGTCGTCCCGTGAATTACACACTCAATAAAGCATGCAATATATAATTCATCGTATGAAAACCTGTTATTGCAAGTTTTGCAGCACGGAACTACCGGTAACGCGTTAGGGAACGGCTCATCTAGTAAAACCTTTGAGGGTACGTGATCTCGTGTGTCAGGAAATGCACCACAATAAACGCATACGCCGTTGAATCGAGTGTCGTGAAACAGCTTCTTCGGATCCATAATATGCTCTCAGTGAATTACGTAAGAAAATTGTAGTTCTTATAGCAAAAATCGCCTCTGGTATCAGGAAAGCACCCATCGGGGTGCAAGGACTTCAGTCGCTAATTGTGACGAACAGTGAAACGCCAATTTTCGAGGATCTTGGAATTCCCATAATTCCCATAATTCCAGCCTATGTTCAATCGGCCCCCACACCTCGCCCCGGTGTGGGGGCCTTTTTCTGGCAGCTTGGAAACCAGTCTCCCCCAGGCTGGCTTACCACTCCATGACCTTCTGGTTTCGCGAAAGTGGTGGACTCAGTGGGTTCAACGCAGAGCTGTAACCGGTGACAGCTTCAAGGCCATTTGCAGCATCCCTACCACGTCGGGTCCGTCTTCATTGATCCACGTCCCGTAGTGTTGACGGATCATGTTGCCGTTGGTGTGGCCCATCTGTTCGGCGATCCAGTCGATCGACGCCACCCCGGTGGTCAGCAGTTGGCTGGCGTAGGTGTGCCGGCACTGACCCGGTCCGCGATAACGCACCCCGGCCGCGAGCAAATGCGCCTTGAAGAAGCGGTCGCGGACCACGAAGTCGTTGGCGTGCGGCAGGCCGCTTTTGCTGTTGAGGAACACGAAATGCAGTTTGTGTTGGCGCACTGTCTTGTTGTCCCGCTCGACGACCTCCACGGTTTCCGCCCGGCGTCGGCGGGTCAGCGCATCAATCTTCTGCAGCGCTTCCCACGCCGGTGCCAGCAGACGGACCCGGCGCATTGATCGGCGAGTTTTGGTCACCCGGTAGGCGCCGCGCACCTTGGACCGGCGAAAGGTCACGGTGCCTTGCACTAGGTCGACATCCTCCCAAGCCAGGGCGATCGTCTCCGACACCCGAGGGCCGGCCCATAACATGAACTGCACCATCAACAGCTCGTGCGTACGGCTGGTCGGAGTGTCGAGGATCTGTTTGATCTCGGCCCGGGTGAATGGGTCCGGGGCCTCCGGATCCGGCAGGCGAACCATCAAGCCTTCGGTTGGGTCGTGGGCAACTTTCATGCGCGTGCGGTACAGACGGAACACCTGACGCACGTTGCTGATGATGTCGCGGATGGTCTTGTTCTTAAGTGTTTTCGACAGCGTGCCCTGTATCCATTCCTGCAGGTCCAGATGATCGATCTGGTTGATCTGTGCCTTGCCCCAGCGCGGCCGCACATGTACCTCGGCCTTGTTGGCATACCCCCGGTAGCTCGACGCGGCAACGCTGTTGGCCTTGATCTTCAACCACAGATCCAAGTAGTGGCCAAAGGTGTTTTCGACCAGCCTCGAGGAGTTGGGAAAATGCCGGGCATAGTCAAAGGTGCCGGTCTGGATTTCGTAATCGATGATGCCGAGCAGGCGTTTGGCCTGGGCCACGGTGGCCGGCGTGTTGCCTCCGGGAATCGATTCCCGGCATTTCTCCCCGTTGTGTTGAAAGTAGATTCTCACGGAATTGCCGCGAGCTTCGACGCCACTCATGTAAACCCCTAACGCTGTACTCGTGTATCGACAGTCTGACGATCGGAAACAAAAAGGCCCGTTTCCGGGCCAAGTATCTGAAGGCGCATCTTCTAGTGGACGCGGTTATCGCTTGGGCGGTTGGTGGCGCCGGTGAGCATTGAGCAACTGGCGCTGGCGGCTGCATTTGGCGTGGTTGCCTTGCACCCGCCATTTGCCGCACTGGTCGCACAGGCTGGTGTAGTCGATGTTCCAGGGAAAGCGTGGAGTGCCATCAGCGGTCGATCTATCCGACATGACGAACGCTCCCTGTTGTAATGGAGTCTGTCACTTTAGATGGACGGGCCAGCAGGCGGGCAACGACGGCGAACTCTGCCGCATCGATCTCGCCCAGCTCTTTGGCGAAGCTGGTGAGGCATTGAAGACGAATCCGCGCCACTTCAGTTTTTCGCACCTGGTAATCAAACAGGGCGGTGCCTACGATCCGCAACACGGTCAGGTGGCGAGTGTGCGAGTCAAGGTTGGACAATGTGCTATCGTCTGAATCACTACTGCGTTGGTTCTTCACTTGCATGTTGTTCCCTCGGTGGTGGTAGATGTCGGGGAGGTGCGACTCCTCGACATCGCTTTCTTCTCCGTTAGTCCTTGCGCGCCAAGTGAATCACCAGACCGTCAAAATCAGGCACATGTTCGACACAGGACTGCCACTCCAGCACCTTTAAAATCTGTTGCCGGCTGCAGTCGTCGACCAGAATTTCGCGCTGGCCACCGGCGGCGCGAACTTCCAGGATCTGCACCAGACCTTCTTCGCCATAGGCACCGGCCTGGATGATCGGCGCGCTTTCGCCGACAAACTCCAATCGATCCTGAACGGCCTGCAGCTTGTTGGTTTTGCCGTCGCCGGCGTTTCCCATAAACACTTGAACTTGCATCGGTGTAGCCTCCTTTTACGCTTTGAAGATCCAGCACTTGACCGTCGTCGGACGGCCCGGCGCCAGTGGGGTTTTGGCGTTCAATGCCGCACGTACCGCGCTGTGCACGGCCTTATTGGCATCGAGAAATTTGTGCGAACGGGATTCCTTGAGCAGGTCGCGCAACGTGGCCACGTCGGCCAGCTTCTGTTTGTGTTCGGCGGCGCGTTCGCTGAATTCGTTGAGGTTGATCGCGATGACGTTCGGGTCGCTGCTGTGGTCGACCATCGGGTCTTCGCTGAGCGACTGGAGGTAGTCGTACACCTCCCAAAACTCGGCCACCGCCGGATGGTCGGAGCTGATCGAGGCCTGGCGCTCGATGGCCATGCGCACGATCTGACGCTGGGTGGCGGCAACCTGTGGCTCGTCCAGTTTCAAGACCAAGCGCAGGGCATCGAGCAGCGACAGCAGCTGCGCATGGTTCTTGCTGATTCGCTCGACGCGGATGTACCCACGCAGGTTGTATCCACAGCTGCTGCAGTTGCCTTGTTCGTTGGGATACTCCGTACCGCAGGCAAAGCATTGGGTGTGCAGGCGACGCAGCCTGGCTTCGTGTTCGGGCATGCGTTGGGCGAACAGCTCGAGCACAGCTGATTCCTTACCTACGGCGCGAATCAGGAAGTGGCTCAGCGTGCCGCCGTTTAGGGCGTTCAGCTTGTCCGCTGCAGCGCGGCTTTGCGGCGTCACTGTCGGCCGGATGAAATGCAGCTTGACGATCCGGGTCATGATCGCCTCATGGGCGACCACGGCCGCGTTCTGGCTGATGGCGATCGTCCCGCGAAACGGCGGTTCGTAGGTTTCGTTGCCGGCGGTCTTCACACCTTTGGTGGCCAGCGTACCGCCGCCGTAGAAGTCTTTGAGTTCGTCCCATTCGAAGGTCTTCGCATGGGATCGATCATCGCCGTGGCGATCGGCTTCCAGAAACACCACCGGCATACCCGACACCTGGCCCATCAACCGCGAGCGACCGGCTTTCGTCGACTTCATTGGGTCAAAGCCTTCGTAGCCTTCACGGCCGAGCAGTTTCCACAGCAGGTTGAGCAGGGTGGTCTTGCCGGCGCCGGCCTCGCCGGTGGCTTCCAGAAACGGAAACGACTGGTAGCGTGCGCGGATCTGCTCGCAGAACAACGAGCCGAAAAAGAACACCAGTGCTACCAGTCCCTGGGCACCGAAGCAGGTCCAAAGCAGCGGCAGCCAGGCTTCATTGAAGTCCTTGCCATCTCGTTGCAGTTTGATTGGGACGCCTTTTTGCAGCGTCTTTAGACGCAGCTTGCCGAACTCGAAATAGTCCTCGCTGTTGACCTTGTAGGTCGTGCCGTCCTTGATCGCGAGGTCGCCGTAGACGTAGCAGCCGTATTCCTTGCTGTAACCCACGTAGTCGATCGTCGACACGGTTTTGATGCCGAACAGTTGGTCCTTCATCAGCTTGTCCAGTTGCTGACCGCTGCCGGTATACATGGCGCCGGCGGCCATGCCGAGCAGGCGTTTTTTGAATTCGCTGGCGGCTGACAACTGCCCGCTGGTGAAGGTGTTCTTCACGCTTTCGGAGTCATGCGGGAAGTCCACACGCAGGTAGTACCAGGATTCGTCCGTGACTTCGTTGCGTTGGAAATACAGCGCCTGTGGATAACAGTTTGCGATCTCGACCACGCTGCCCGATTGCTGCAAAGCTTTTTCACGCTGCTGTGCTTGGTTGAGCAACTGGTCGTCGTGGTTCTCGCTGTCCTCGATGTCCTGCATCGCCCGGTTGAATTTCTCCATGTCCAACTTGAACCAGTACAGGCGACTGCCGAAGCCCAGGTGGAATTCACCACGCTTGTTCCAGTCGTACATCAGCAACGCCTTTTCGGCCGCGCTTTCGGCCAGCAGCAGGGCGCCCAAGTGACGCGCCTGTTTCAGATCAGCCGCGATCTGGTCGGCGCGTTGGCTCTCGTCTTCGATGAAACTCCAGCGCTGATGCAGGTCGTTCCAGTCGGTCTTGCGGCCGTCACGCAGCGGGATCTGCGCCGCCTCACAGACGAACCCCAGCGCTCGCGCCTGCTTCGCCCAGCGTTTGGTGTAGGCGTGGGCGCCCGACTCGTTGTCGAGTGCCCAGACCAGCTTGGGCAACTTGCCGTCGCGGTCACGGGCGAGGGCTCGCAGTGATTCTTCAGGGAAGGCATTCGAGGACATCGCCGATACTGCGACGATGTCGTTGTGCACCAGGGCGATCGCGTCAAAGATGCCCTCGACAATCCAGACTTCTTTCGCTTCCAGTAGGTCCACGCAGGGCGGGCACCACCAGACGCCGCGATAGCTGTCCTTGGATTTGAAGCGCGCTTTCATCTTGCCGAAGCGGTGCGGCCGATCGATCAGGCGTTCCCACCAGCCGCCTTTCGCCAGTGCAAAGCGCACGGTGGCGCTGCCGGCGTTGTGGTCGGGGGAGTAAAAGCTTTCCTGGGTGAACCAGCCCTGGATCAGCTCGATGCGAAAGCCTCGCGCGAATTCCAGGTAGGCACGGGCGGTCGCGTTGGGGTGTTGGTCGGTGGCCGGTGCGCGCTTGCTCCAGTCTTCGAACAGGTCTTCGTACAGCTCTTTCACGTGCAGGGTGTGCGCGCATTTTTCTGGTCTACCGCAGATCACCAACCACGGAGCATCAAAACGGGTGTACAGCGTTTTCTGACGGCACTTCGGGCAGGTGCCGCCGCGCATGTAGTCAGCATTTGCCCGTTGCTTGAGCCCGTAATCGGTTTTAAGACGCTCGATCACGTCGCTGCGCAGTTGCTCTTTCATGATTACTTCGCTTTCTTGAGGCAGAGGGAGAGGGCGCCGATCAGGTGTTTCTGAGCAGCCATCACGGGGCAGTGGGCGAGGATTGAGCCGTGGCGCAGACCATCGGGAATCAGGCGGAACTGGTCTGCGTACCAGAGTTCGTTGAAGCTGAGACGGTACTGCTCGCGCAGGTTGGCCAAGAGCGCTTGAGCCTCTACGGGCGTCAGTTTTGCGTTGATGTTCAGGGCGTTTTCCATCGTCAAACCTCAATTTCGGGCGCAGCTCACCCAAACCCACGGCAATGGGGATCGGATTTTTTTTGGTTAGGTGTTAGGAAGCGGTGATGCGAAAGCGCCCGTTATCGGGAGCAATGAGGATGCGTTCGTAGATCAGGCTGACCGGAATTGCCCAGGCGTTGCCGGTAGCGGTATCAAAAATCACGGTGTGCGTGGATGTGCTGTTGATGACATCCAGTCGCTGCCGATCGCTGACCGCAGACATTTCACTGTTGGCCAGATGCACCAAGCGCTCGGCGTGCTGCGTTGTAGCGCTGTAATCCGTCACAAGGTGCTGAACAGCCCGTTTGAACAGTTGCTGATCGTCGGCCAGGTGTTCGCACTGATGACGTTCAAGAAACGCAAAAGCCGCGGTTTTGAGCATGTCCTGATATTCCTGTACGGCCGGCAGATTGTTCATTGGCTTTTCCCCGGTTTGGCACGGTACAAGTCGATAGCGGCCAGCACTTCGGCGTGCCGTGCGGCCATGTGGAGGTTGTGTGCGGCAAGGATGTGTTCGGCTTCTTCCACGCTGATGGAGCCGTCTTCCAGTGCTTGGGCTATCGCCTGGTCAACGCAACCGCGCTTTGCCGATACCTGCACCGATCGAGCGTACAGTTCGACGTTGTCTAGTTTCTCCGGGTCGGCGACGGCTACAAACAAGCCGCCATACATCTGCGCCACGTAGTTCGGAAAGTGGTGGGTGCCGCTGGCTTGCTCCAGCATGTAAATCTGCAAATCCGTCAATGGACTGCAGCCGGCATTCTCGTAGGCGTGGTTGTCGAATTTTTTGACTTTCATTCCCAAGCGAGCTGCTGCGCCTTCGCGTCCCTCGGGAAAGCTGCGAATGATCTCGCGCATCGCTTCCTTGCGTGTCTCTAGAACAAGGCTTTTCATCTTCTACTGTTCCCTGTTAGTCCGTGCCGTTACTGTTCGATTACGCCGTCTTTGATCCCGAGTAGTACGGCGGCGCGATGTGCCTCTCCCCGGCGACAATGGCTCTGGCCACTCAGCACCGCATAAACGGTGCTGGGGTTTAGTCCGTGCAATTTCGCGAAGTCTTTCGCTGATTGACCTCGCTTCTCCAAGCCCTGTCTTGCTTGCTGGCGGGCTTGATCGTTGATGTTTGTGTTCGGCATAGTGCAATTCCGTGCATTTTCATGTGTCGGGAATGCAGAATGATGCACATAAGTGCATTTGTAAACATCGGGAATGAAAAATTTTGCACGATTCTGAAAGCATCGGCTCGCGATTGCGGGAAGAGAGAAAGAAAAGCGGGCTGACTCAGGATCAGGTTGCCGAGGTTCTTGGTATTTCGAAACGCACCCAAGCTAACTACGAAGCAGGCAGCAGCGATGCCCCGGCGTGGTATCTGAGTAAGGTTATGCGCGAGCCAGGTTTTGACGTGCATTACATCCTGAGCGGTCAGCACACGACAGCTACGGAAGCTTCGCTTTCCGAAGTTGAGAATCTGCTTGTGACGCAATACAGAACCATCACGCCAGGTGATCAAGAAGCAATCCGCCGATTTCTGAAAGCGATGGCGGACGACGCTGCCCGTCAGAAGAATTAACTCGCAACATAACCTTGTATGACATTGGTCGCCCCCGCGTTCTAAAGCCGACGCTCATCCCGTCAATGCTGATTCAGCCATGCACTTTATGGAGTAGTCAGCATGTTGGATCGCATCAAAAAAGAACCTCTTTGCTTGGGATTTGCCGAGTTCGAATGGCACAACTTGAGCAAAGCGGAACGCCGCCTCATTGGCCTATACCGGTCATTGAGTGAAAAGGAGCAAGGTCAGCTTCGTCGGCTATCTGAAATTCTTGCCATCAATCCTGAAGAGTCAGCCAACAGCTGATGTCTTGATCGCCGACGTTTCGGTGTCGGCGATTGACCTGTCACGCAACTGCCTGCGCCCCGAGCTGCTCGAACAACTCCCGCTGTTTCGCCCTGGGCATTTCCCGAAGACGATCAAATAGCAATCGGTCGAAGGTTTGCGCTGATGGACTCAGCGTGTGGGAAAACGTCAAATGGGCCACCCATGTATGCCCGCACTGGACGTCCAGGCACTGGCAATAGAGCGTCACGAAATCTGGCGATTGCGGCTTGCTATCCCGGATTAATCCCTTGTTTCCACACTTGCATGTCACTCGCATATGTCCCTCCCCAGGGGCAGCTGATCGCCACCATATTGCCACATTTAGTAGTGGTATTCGCTGCGTTTACTATTTCATGCAGTGATATCAACTGCTTCTTTGGTAGGTTTCCAGCAAAACCGCCTATCTTCACGTAGCCGGTCGTTCAACTGATTGAACAACTGACAGATCGGTCGAATCTCGTTGCTGGTGTACACGCGATCGATCTTCTCGATGTCGCCGAAACCCCCGTTGTTTTCCGGGATGATGCCAGCCAGTGCGGGGTTCATCCGCCAGGCCGCGATGACGTCGTTTCGGGTGATGTTCTTCACTTTCTCCAATTCGTCTTTCGCCTGGAAGTCCCCCACGGGGATGATCTGAATTGCGTTTTCCTTGCCGTTGGGGATGTTGACGAACATCGATCGGAAATTGCCCACGCCCTTGCTCGCGCTGATCTGGGCGCGCAGCTCTTCTTCGTCCTCTTCGGTCAGATCCGGGTCGTTGGTGTAGAAGATGTAACCCGCGTGCGCCCCGTTGCTGTAGTAGCGACGGCGGAAGAGGGTGGCGGCCTCATTCAGCAGCAACGCCTGCAGGCCGCCCAGGTAATCCGGAATCCCGTAAATGTTCTGTTCCACGTCGTAGTCCAGGACGTGGGAGATTTCGTGCGCCTCAAACTCCATTTCCTTGTTGTCCGGCAGCAGCATCACGTAGCCGCCGTCGACCTTCACGCGCATGTTGATCGCCGGCAGGTGCTGCAGCTCCAGCACCTGGCCGAATGCATTTGCGTCGTTGTAGAAGTACGCTTCGCCGAACACCATGTAGTCCAGCCCGGCACGGCCCATCGTCTCCGTGCTGCAGCCGGCCGAGGCGATGAACTCACGCAGCAACAGGTTGCGCTTGAACTTCGGAATGGCGCCGTGGTGCGCGTTGGCGCGCAACAGCTTGGCCAGGCCAGCCCGTGACACCGGCGGTTTGTAAATCTTGCCGTCGTCGCTGGGAAACACACCCACGTATTCGCCGATGTTGCCGGACAGCACCTGCTCCGGCTCCCCGAATGTGAACGAGCGCATTGGCTGTTGCTGTGGTTGGGCTACGTGGTGCTTTCTGCGTTTGCGGTTGGCCATGGCTGCTCTGGTTACTCGTGACGTAGCGGCTACGGCGCCGCTTGTTGGTGTTCAAAGGTTCGTTGGACAGGGCGTGCATCACCGCCCAGGCAATGTCGGCGTGACCGGTGGCTTCGGTACGGGATGCGCTGTAGGTGATCTGGCCGCTGTTGGTGGCGCCGCGCTTGATGGTCAGGAACGCCTGGGCGATGTCCGTCCAGCCGGCGTCCCACTCGATGCGACTGCCTTGGATCGTGTCCTGGGCTTTCAGTACCAAGGCGTTTTTCGCTTCCAGGCTGTAGTGAATCGGCGTCGCCTTGGCGTAGAAGTCGCGCACCAGGTCGAACACGCCATAACCCACGCCGGTGACATCGATGCCGATGTGCTGCACGTTGAAGCGCTCGGTCAGCTTCTTGACCTGCGCGGCTTGGTAGGTGAACGAGTGGCCCCGCCAGCTGTGCTTCTCCAGGATCCGGAACTTCGCCCCGGGTTCGAGTGGCGGCGCAATGACCACGCAGGTGGCGTCGTCGCGGGTGCGGCTTGGGTCGTAGCCCAGCCAGACCGGACTGTTGCCGAACGGACGATCCAGCTCCGGGTTGTAGTCCTCCCACAACGACAGATCCGAGTAGCAGCGCTCCAGATCCTTGAGACTGAACGCGCTTTGCGTGCTGTCGATGAATTTGCAGTAGAACAGCTGCTGGAATTTGTCTTCGTCGTACTCCAGCTGCAGCTGCTCGAGGTCGAACAGATCGCAGCCGCCGGCGATCGCATCGTCCAGGGTGATCGTCTTGCGCCACTGGCCGTCCGGGCACAGCGCGCCCTGCGTGTAAGCCGCTTCGCTCGGCCACACGCCGCCGGCCTTCTTGCCACGCTTGCTGTTGCGGAACTCTTCACCCGACCAGAACGGGTACGCCTGGTGCGAGACGGCGCTGGGCGTCGAGAAATAGGTTTTGCGCCATTTCTTGTGGGTGCCCATGGCGCTAGCGACGGTGCTGAGTTTTTCGAAGTCGCGAATCCAGAAGTATTCGTCGACGTAGACGTGGCCGTGGTAGCCCTGGGCAGTGCTGCTGTTGGTGCTGAGGAAGCGGAGTTCGGCACCGTTGCTGAGGGTGATCGGGTTACCGGTCAGCTCAATGCCGAACCACTGCTGGGCAAACTGGATGATGTAGCTGCGGAAGATCTCCGACTGCGATCGGCTGGCCGACAGGAACACCTGGTTATCACCGCTCAACACGGCGTCCATGAACGCTTCGCCGGCGAAGTAGTAGGTCAGACCGACCTGACGGCTTTTGAGGATGTTCCGGACGCGGCGGGTCAGCGGGTTCTGTTTCGCCTCGAACAGCTCTTTCTGGTAGCCGTACATTTTCGAGATGAACTTATCCAGGAAGTCCACTTCGGTCAGGCCGCTGATGTCGTTCTTCGCCTTCTTTTCGCGTTTCTTGCCGCCACCCTGGCCACGCTCACGACGTTGATCTGGCTGACGTTCGCGAGGCTCGTCCGGACGATCTGTTGTCGCCGCCGGCGCAGGTTTGGCCGCGAGCTTTTTCAGACGCTCGAGCAGACTCGTCAGCCGCTCCAGTTCGTCCAGTTCGGCTTTCGTCAGGGGATCGATCTTCTCCAGAATCAGGGTGATTCGTCGGTTGACGGCGCTCAACGGTTCTTCGTCCGTCAGCATCTCGTCCCAGCCGCCTTGGCGGATCCAGTAGTAGACGATTCGAATATTGGGCAGCTTCAAATGCGCCTGGATTTCCTTCACCGAACAGCGGCGGAGGTAGAGGCGTTTTGCGGCTTCTTTGACTTCGGTCGGGTAGTTCATGGGCCGCAGTCTATGCGGCGAAAACGCCGGAAACGCGGGCTGAAATGCGGCGTTGTTCGTAGAGTTTTCTTCTACGAATCGGGCCGAAGCAAAGCGTTTGTTTGGGGGATTTCGGCTCCCTATCGTGGCGGCTCATTCAACGATTGAGCGCAGTCACCACTCATGCCCCGTTCCCTTGTCTCCTACTGGAAACGTGTTGCCACCAGCGGCCCGACCGTCGATGGCCGCGAGATCCTGCCCCAGGAACTGCGCGACATTGCCGAGACCTACACGCCGACCCTGTACACCGCCGTTATCTGGTGTGAACACGAACGGTGGTTCGGTTCATTCGGCACCGTGTTCGCTGTGCGTCTCGTCGAGGACGCGGAAGACCTGGAGCCTGGCCAAGTTGCCCTTGAGGCGCAATTGAAGCCCAACGACAAGTTGCTGCGCCTGAACGACGCTGGCGAAAAGCTGTTCACCAGCATTGAGATCAGGCCGAATTTCCGGGGCCGTGGCAAAGCCTACATGACCGGCATCGCGGTCACTGACGAACCCGCCAGTGTCGGAACCCAAGAGCTCTACTTTTCCAGCCGCACCAGCCGCGATTCGTATTACGCCGCTTCCCACGAGCTGGGCTCTTTGAGCGAAACCGAGCCGCAGGGCGAGTTCGGGCGCCTGGCCGCCATGTTTACCCGCCTGTTCAAGCGCTTCGGCATTGAAGACACGCCCACCGAAACCACTCCGCAAACCCCAACCGAGAGCAAACCCCCAATGGATGAAGCTACCGCAACGGCTTTGAAGGCCCTGCTGGCCCAGCTGCTGGTCGTCGCTGCCGGCATTCAGGCCGTCATCGAGCCTGCAGCCGAAGATGCGCCGGAACCCGATCAGGCCCCGATTGATGACGTCAGCGCTGCAGTAGACGAGATCGTCACCACTGCCGAGGAAGAGCGCGAATTCAAGCGCAACGGCGGCGGTAACAAGGCAGTGCTGGCGGCGCTTGGCAACCTGCAAAAGCAGTTCTCCGCACTGCAGAACACCAGCACTGGACGTCAGTTGCCGCGCACCACTGGCGCCACTGACAAAACCAAAGCGCGGGTACTCTGACGATGGCCCGTTCCCTGAGCGCCTACGGCGCCAAGATGTACGCCGAAATGCAGCTGGCGATCGCCGAGACCTACGGTGTCGAGCTGGCCAGCAAGATGTTTTCCGTTGAACCGTCGATCGCCCAGGAGCTGAACGACGCCATCACCGCCAAATCGGACTTCCTGCAGCGCATCAACGTCATTCCGGTGACCGAGATCAAGGGCGAGAAGGTGTTCATTGGCGTGTCCGGCCCGGTGACTGGCCGCACCAACACCAAGACCACCGATCGCGTGGCGAAAGACGCTTCGGCGCTGGATAACAGCACCTACGAGCTCTCGTCGACCGAGTCGGACGTGGGGCTGCCTTACGCGAAGATCGATGCCTGGGCCAAGTTCCCGGACTTCCATCAACGCTACTCGGCCGCCGTGCAGAAACAGATCGCTCTGGATCGCATCATGGTCGGCTTCCATGGTGAGAAAGCGGCTGCGCAGACCGACATCGAAGCCTATCCAATGCTGCAGGACGTGAACAAAGGCTGGCTGCAGCAGCTGCGCGAGCAAGCTCCTCAGCAGGTACTCAAGGAAGGCAAGACACCTGGCAAGGTCACCATGGGACCGGGTGCGGATTACGAGAACCTCGACGCCCTGGTCCATGACACCAAGCAAATGGTGGACGAACGTCTGCGCGACGGCGGCGACCTGGTGGCGATCATCGGCACCGACCTGCTTGCCGCTGACAAAGCCAAGCTGTACGCCAAGCAGGGCGACACCCCGACCGAAAAAGAGCGCATCGAGGACGCCCAGGTGATCGCCACCTACGGCGGTCTGCCGAGCTTCAGCGTTCCGTTTTTCCCGGTCAACGGTGTGCTGGTCACCAGCTGGGACAACCTGTCGATCTACTTCCAGGACTCCAGCTGGCGCAAACAAACCGTGGACAACCCGAAACGTTCCCGCGTCGAGGATTACAACAGCCGCAACGAGGGCTACGTGATCGAGCAGCTGGAAAAGATCGCGCTGACCGAAAACGTGGAGCTGGTGAAG